CATTAAAAGGATTCTCTGAATCAAAGATCAATAAGATGGTAGCAGTAGCCAAAGAGAAAGAAGATCTTCTTGATGAGGCAACAGATGGTCTCGGCGAGATCCAGAAAACAATCGAAGAGGAACGGAAAGATATGGTTGCCAATGCTGAAAGAGAGAAACTTGCCAGGGAAGATTCTGTTAAGAAAACAAAAGAGGCCGTTCAGACTGCAGTAAAAGCTACCAAAGAGATATTTCCTGGTATTGAAGTAACAGAAGATGAGAAAAAAGAACTTATTAAATCTCTTACTGTTCCGGTTCAATATACTAATAAGCAGGGACAGAAAGTTCCTATGAGTATGGCAATGGCACAAAGAGCAAAGAATCCTCTTGCTTTTGAACTTCGCCTGGCATACTTTATTAAGAATGGATTTTTTGATGAGAAGATAAAAGATGGAGCCTTTGATGTCTTTACTAAGAAAGTAGAGACTTCTGCGACTAAACGACTCTCCAATGTTCTCAATGGAGAAAGAAGAACTACTGGTAAACCAGGTTCTGAAGTCAATAGAGATAAAGGAGAGAAAGAAGAAAAAGATCCATTTATCTTTCCACAACAATATATTAACATGTAACTTAATCGTTCTAAATTAAATAAAAATGCAAAGAGTATCACCACTTCAGGAGTATGAACCCAAAGACTGGTCTGGTTTAACAACCAAAAACCATTTGGGTGCGATCTATCAAAACAAACCACAGGATACGAGCCAGATGATCAATATGCTGTATCGTGCTAACAGAGGGACTAACTTTGGTTTGGTTCTTCAGAAATTTAGTCCTCTGACATTAAAGACAGATGATGATTTTCGTTGGAGATTACAGGGTTCTTCAAAAAAGAATATTCCTCTGGTTGCTTGCACAGTAAATGGAAGCGCTATTACGACAAGTTCACAGACTGGTCGTAATGGTGGCAGGTTTACTCTTACTTTCCCGGAACAGTATTTCTCGGATACCAACCTGATAGTTGGTGAAAAGAATTCTGTATATCCGATAAGGATAGTAGCTATACCTAATCCCAATGGAACTCTATGGGATTATGAATGTGAACTATTCACCGGTGACACGGATCTTTATATTCCTTACGATGAACTCGTAGCAGGGAAGAGATTTTCAAAAGAATGGTCCATTGTTGAGAAGACTCTCTCAATAAAAGGTGGAACGCCTACATATACCAGTCCTTTCTCGATGAAGAATACCTTTTCGATGATAAGGATGCAGGATACCAGGCCAGGTAATATGATCTCAAGACCAGTAGCTTTCTCATGGAGGGCCATGGATGCAGATGGAAAAGAAAAGACCATGACAACCTGGACACAGTATGCCGATTGGGAATTTGAAACACAGTTCCAGGATATGAAGGATAAGTTGATAAACTTCGCAACTACCAACCGTGCAGACGATGGTACCTTCAAACAGATCGGTTATAGTGGATTCAAAATCGAACAGGGTGCTGGTCTTGAACAACAGATTGAAGCTTCAAACGTTCTGTATTATAATGATTTCGATATTGATATCGAATGGCTTACTGAAGCTATCATGGATCTTACTGATGATACCAAAGGTGGTTATGGTCAGACAAGAAAGGTGATTATGCGTACAGGTAAATGGGGAGCATACAACTTCCATAAGGCAATCAAAAACTATACAACTCTCTATACTCCTTTCATTAGCAGTGATGAGAAATACAAATCTGGTACCGGATGGGGATTTCATGAGAATTATGTAGAATATTGGGGGCCTGATGGAACTCAACTTGGTGTCATGGTTGATTCAACCTTTGATGACAGGGAACGTAATAAGGTTATGCATCCATCCGGAAAAGGTGTTGCACAGAGTTTTGTGTATCAGATCCTTAATGTTGGACGTACCGGAGGAGAAGATAATATCCGTCCTGTTTATGCTGAAGATATGGAAGATTTCATGGGTTATCAACCTGGTCTGAGAGATCCGTTCCAGGCAAAAGGAGCCAGGAGATTCATGTCTTCGCCTGAAGATGGATATACGTTCCATCGTGCATTCCAGGGTGGTGTTATGGTAAATGATCCTACCAGGTGCGCAACTATCAAGCCAAGTGTACTTGGTTAATTGTAATCTAAAAATTAGTTAGGAGACTAAAAGCATGGAAACAAAAAGAAATGCAGGTAAAGGAAGAACCGGTGTAAAAAATACACCGGTTCCTGGACCTGATGTACAAAATGATGTACTTGAAATGGAAAGACCTTATTCAATAAAGGTCAGGAACCTAAGAGAGAAGAGATATGTTGTTCGTCCCATTCGTAGAAAAGGAGCGTGGGTACCACAGGAACATGACTCTGCTTTTATGAATGATGGAGCTAAGATTGGTATTGTAGTTCCTGTATTAAAAGGAAACATATTATCCAATCCAATACCTGAGTTCACTAAAGAAGATGTTATTCTTTTTGCTGAGGAACTTGGACTTGAGGATATAAAAAAACTCAATCTCTATGTTCCAAAATGTTATTGGAGAGGAAAAACAGTGAATCTTGATCGTAATGGATTACATCTTCATCTTGATAAGATTGAAGATTTTATAAACTTTCTTATTCTTCGGTCTGATACTGAACGCATATCTCCTAACTGGGGTACGCGTTTTGATCGTGGTACATACAAGTTTGCACTTGTAGAAGAAGGAGAAGAACTCATGGATGATGTAAGTAATCTTGAAGAAAAGAAGAATGCATATATTCTCTTTGGTAAGATGGATTCCAGCATTGATAAGATGAAAGACTTTCTTTATGTCTATTATCTTACTAAGAAAGATGCCAAACAACCACCACGTAATGCTACATTGGACCAGTTGAAGAAAGCAATAGGACAAATCATTGAGGATGATCTTAAGACCTATCTTTCGATACTTAATGATGATTTTTACACACTTAAACTTCTTATTCAGAAGTCAACAGCGATTGGTGCATTACAGAGAAATAAACATCTGTATTCTATTCCCGGTTCTGATCATGCAATAGGGACCATTGAAGATCTCATAGAGTTTCTTGATGATCCTAAGAACCAGGATGTACGTATGAAATTAAAACATCAAATTGATAACGCAGAATAATGACTGTCGATCAGATGATAGAATCTTTCCTGCTTTATTATGACAGGATAACGAGTTTCTCTGCTCCGGGTTACGAGACTTCAGAGATATTGATATTCCTTAATAATGCTCAGGATGATTTTATCAAGGATCGTATGTTCGGAAGTAATTTTCAGCCTCCTGCCTTTGAAGATAATCAGAGGCGGGTTGCTGATCTCCGGGCACTTGTAAAAATAGGTGGATTAGTTTATCAGTCAAATGATACATATGGAGCAAGACAATATATATTACCAACAGATTTTATGTTTGCAGTAAAAGCACTTGCAGTATGTACAAGAACAGGATATCCATCTATTTCATCATCGGAATATATTGAATGTAATTTTATTAAAAGTGAAGAAATTGGAAAATTTGTAAATACAACATATAATAAAACTCATTTTTTAAAACCTTATGTTTCTATTGCCGGGACTTTAGTACATCTTATTGTTGATAGATTTACGAGTAATACAGAACTAACATTGTATTATTTACAGAAACCAACAGTACTTATAGAAGGTGGATCTTGTGATCTTTCAACACATACACATCAGGAAATAGTTGATATGGCAGTAAGACAGGCGCTTCAGGCAATACAAGATCCACGATGGACATCAAGCGTACAGGAAGAAAAGATTAAATCGAACTAATGAACCTTACAGAATTACAAATATTATTTCAACAGAAGATACAGGATACAAATCCTGTTTTTGAGGTTCAACAAAGACCTGATACATTTACTATTTGTAATTATCTTAATAGGTCAATTGATAAATATCTTGAAAAGAAATATCTGGCACTTCCAACATATGAACAAAGATTAAGTGTTATTGATATGAATTATGATGAACTTCATAATCTTATAACATCTCATGGTGTATTGACATATAATGAAGCTTATCCTCTTGTTTCACCATTTCCAAGAAGTCTGAGTGAATATAATTGGAATGATAGAGGAAAAAGATATAGAACAACAGATGATGTTCTTATACCTATAAGTATTACATGTACAATAACAAGAACAGAAGTATATGCATTAACCGGACAAAAAATATTTGCTCAATGGATGTCAAGAAGACAAGCAGAAAAATTAATAAGTAATTCATCGGATAAAGTAATGTATCCTAAACCTATTGCAGTATGGGAAGATCCATATAGTATAATGGTTATTGGTGATGCTTATACAACATCAATTTCTGCTGATCAATTTACATATTTAAGAAAACCTTATAAACTTGATTATAATTATTATGAATTAAAAGGTTCATTGTATGGTGGTAGTTGTGATATATCTTCTATTCCTACTGATACTTGGTTTTTAGCTAAATCATATTTAACATATGTTGACAGGGCTGGTACAACAACTAATTATAAACCTGGAGATAAAATAATTAAAGTTTATGGTTATAATACAATTACTTCAATTGATGTTCCTAATAATGAGCAAGTAATAGTTAGTTATCCCTGGGGATATACTGATACACCTGATTTTCCTACATATCTGCATGATAGTATTGTAGATATGGCAGTATCATTATTTCTTGATGAAGCAAAATTTAAATTAATAACTAAAACCTAAATTATCATGGCAGAACTTGAATTGATTGACAGAAATAACGC